CTTGGGTGTATCGTTGACAGGTATCTTAGATAACAAATGGATGGGAGAAGTAAGTGACAGCACTGCGAAGGCTCTTGAACAACTACGGAAAGTCGCCGTTGATACCAACTCTGACCTTGCAACACGGTTGGGAATTCCTAAGTCTGCTGCGATTACTTGTGTCAAACCTAGCGGCACTGTCTCTCAACTTGTTGATAGCGCCTCTGGTATTCATGCTCGACATAGCCAGTATTATATTCGCCGTGTTCGTGGAGACAAGAAAGACCCTCTCTCGGCTTTTCTGACTTCTGCTGGTATTCCTGCCGAAGATTGCGTAATGCGACCAGACAGCACAGTAGTCTTTTCATTTCCGATGAAGGCTCCTGAAGGAGCACGGTTGCGTGATGATCTAACAGCAATTGAGCACCTCGATGTTTGGATGATGTATCAGCGGCACTTTTGTGAACATAAACCGTCAGTTACGATTTCCGTAAAAGAGCACGAGTGGATGGATGTTGGAGCATGGGTCTGGAAGCATTTTGACGAACTATCTGGTGTTAGTTTTCTGCCTTGGGACGGCGGTACTTATCGACAAGCCCCCTACGAAGAGTGTAGCAAAGAAGATTATGATGAAATGCTTTTAAGAATGCCGCCAAATATTGATTGGGATTCTTTAGTAGAGCATGATGATAATGTTGAAGGCGCTCAAACATTGGCGTGCGTAGCGGGACATTGTGAAATCTAAGATTTGTTCTCTTTGTAAAGAAGAAAAGTCTCTTTCTCTTTTCAACAAAAGAGGAGGGAAAGAGGCTGGCTATCGTTCTTTTTGTAAAAAGTGCAAAGCCGCTAAAGACGCAAAAATATACAATCCTGATAAAAGAAGGAACTTATATTTAAGCAAACACGATCAGGAAAAAGAAGCAAGAAAAGATTATTACAAAAGAAATAAAGAAAGTTACTTTGTTAGGAAAGCACAACGTAGGGCAAAAACCCTTCAAGCAATCCCTAATTGGTATAATTCTTTTGATGCTTTTGTTTTAAAAGAGGCTTATGAATTGTGTAAATTACGAAAGAAACTGCTTGGAATTGATTATGAGGTTGACCACATAGTTCCTCTTCAGGGAAAGAATGTTTGCGGTCTTCACTGGTATAAAAACTGGGCTGTAATACCTAAACACGAAAATCGATCAAAAGGAAATAGAACATGACAGTATTACTGCACATCATTGGTGGTTGTATGTTGGGGTTTGAATACGTTGATGACTTTGAAGAGGAACACTGTGTCGTCATTGACCTGTTCATCCTCAGAATAATGGTTTTTTGGTAGTCTAGGGTGTAGTACTTAACGGGCCTCTTCGGAGGCTCTTTTTTTATTCTTTCTCGTACATCTCTCTTTCGTGCTTACGGCGTTTGACAAGGCCGGGGAGTTCCCTACCACCAGCCTTTGTCCATGCCATAAAAGCCTCCGCAGCGCCTTCAAAGTCGCCACGGTTATGCTTCATTCTTATTGTGCTTCTTTGGAGGTTGCCGAGGCCAACGTTGAAGCTAAAGCTGACCAATGCGTCAAAGCGGCCTTGGGTAAGTCCTTGAGGGCATAGTCTAAGCACGCCTCGTTCAAAGATAGCCAAGTCTGCTGCCAAGATTCCATTGACTTCGTCCATTGTGAGAGTTCGATCCCACCCATCAGGGATTGCAAGTCCTTTACGTTCATCTAATTTTACCTTTATATGATTAGGGTCAATAACATGACCAACGCCAACAGTCCACAATATAGCAGGACAGCGATAGGGACGAAATCTAACTCCTTCATCCTTTTTGATGCCTTCTATACACTCTTTTGATACATTCACTTCTTGCCCCACTGACGAGAACCAAACCAGAAAGCAATGATTCCTGACAGTAAAGCCATTTCATCTTCAGAGAAGATAACATCCGTAGCTGCGATAAACTGCTCTACAGACATACTGCCGAGGCCACCCTGTAATAGGAAGTAGGTAAGCCCCATATTGATTAAGACCAACTCTAACACAAAGATAAAGGTCACTGTTGGCCTGACAATGCCATTTAAGTTAACTACCCACGATGACGCACGAGCCATAATAGCCTTGTCGTGCTCCAGAGCAGCCCCCTGGCGGTCTGCATCGGTCTGTAGGGCAATCTGGTCTGTCCTGATCTCTTCGACCTTTTGCTGGGCTATGTAGCCCCTTTCAGCCAGTGCCAGTTCACGCTCAGTCTGCATCTGTGCTAACTTAAGTTCCTGTGCCTTATCTGCCTTGTCTTGGAAGAAGTTTAGAATCTGTGGCAGTCCAGAGGCTAGAAAGCCGATAGCGGAGGAGATTAGTGATAGCATAGGGTTCCTTAGGGTTTGTAGCCCATTACATAGGCAAAACTAACAATCAACAGTGCGGCTATGAAACAGTACATCTTTAGTTCAGCCAGCTTCTTTAAGTCTCTGCCAAACTCATCAGTCAGGTTCTTGTTGTCTGCTAAGATACGCTGTTTAATCGTTTCTATCTCAGCCCAAGCAGCAGGGCCATGCTTCTCGATGATGTCATTCTTGAGTTCTTCTTCTATCTTCTTAATTTCATAGACTCCACGCCATTCTTCAACGGCAGAAAAGACGGAGGTATCCTTTGGCCTATTTAACTGCTTTTTGCGGAAGGCGGCTCTGGCCTGCACCTCAGACTTGCCAAGTTCTTGGATGTCCTTGGTGACTGACTCCAGTTCCTTGCCAACAGCCAAAGCCTCTTTGATGCCAGCGACCGCAGCCTTGGCAACTTGAGTGACTGGTTCGCTCATGTTACTGCCCCGATTGCTGTCTGCGAAGCAGTTCTGCCTCTAAATCCTCAACAGAAAATACAGGTTGTTCTTGCCGTGGCTCTCCTGTTTGTGGAGAAGCAGGTCTAGCCGTCACAGCAGGCGCTAAAGAACCGGCAACCAAGGTGTTGATAGCCTCTGTTGGCACTTTATCTACATTAGGATTAGGCTTTGATAGTTCCCTAATTAGTTGTCTTCCATTTGGATTAAACATCATGTAGGCCATCTTTTGCTCATCAGCAAAACCTACCATTAGTCTCCAAGAGTCCACCACAGTCTGTACACCGTACTTAGCAATAGCCCCTTTTAGAGCACCGGCACCCTCAGCAGCGGTTCTTGCCGCCTGATTGAACTGTGCTGGATCTAGGTCCATAAACGAAGACCTACGCTGGATTCGTTGAATTTGCTCTAATCCTGTCCTAAACAAATTCTTTTCTTCTTTAGTAGGAAATAGCCACTGTATGTCTGCATCTTTCAAGCCACCAAGTTGTTTTAATGCTGTTCCGACATCAAACTTAGGACTTCCAGCAGCGGCGGCATCTCCAATACGGGCAGGTTCTAATATCTGTCCCAAGCCTTGGCTTCTAAGAGATTCCCAGATGTCTGGACGAGCACTACGGAGCACAGCAGCGGCATCTGCTTTCTGTGTTGCAGGTAAATTAACAAACTTAGTTACCACGTCTTCAGGCACCAAAGCATTAGCAGAAGGTTGGTCAAAGTATTTTACAAGTGGTTTAGATGCATAGTCATCCAATACTTGAAGATTGTCTCTAAATGAGTCACGAGCCTGCTTTAATGTCCCGGCACCACGAACACCTGACTCAGCAGCTTCGTTTAAATCATCTCTAAACGCACCCAAGACTTGTCTAGCAATGCCTTTTATCATTCCTGGAGAAGCGTCGGTAAATTCAGATGTTTTTTTACCCGGAACTGTATATGTTCCCTTATAAGCTGCATCGCCCCAAGCAGATAGATTCTGCTGCAATCTGTCTATGCTGATGTTGTTTGGAGCCACTGTTGTGGTAGGTTCAGCAAAAGGAACACCACGCTCGTCCACAAGTCTGCCGCCTGTTGTTGTAGTGGTTGTTAGTTCGCCTTTAATTCTACGCAAAGAACCAACTATGCCCTGCATACCCGGAACTTCTGGATTATCATACTGAGCAATCAATCGATCAATGGTTTGTTGCACATTGTTTGTCGGTATAATTGATGCAGTTCCTGCTTCTTCTTTTGCTTTATTAAAATTAGCAGTATTCGTTGCTTTAAATTTGTTTTGTAATTGTGTTGCAAAGTTATCGTAGGCTTTATAAATTCCTTGGGTAATTTGCTCTGCATTTAAATTAGGATTAGCACTAAACTTTTGTATATTTCCCAAAAAACCATCGACGGATTGAGCCTGTGCTACATCAAAAGCAGATGCAATTGGCCCAGCCTGTGCAGACCGTCTAATCTTCTCTTCTTGAAGTAGCGCCAAAGGTTCGCCAGTTCGTTGACCAGCGGTTTCCGCAATGCCTGTTTCAGGCTTGGTTATAGGAGCTTCTATACCTCTTGGTGCAGCCCCTGCCCTGGCTCTGGCTGTAGCAACGCCACTAGGAGCCAATAAGCCTACCGCCATCTGACCAGTTGGTGAAGACGGAAATAACTCTTTTGCTGCTACGTTTGAGATCAAACCACCAAGACCGCCTACTAAACCACCTCCTAAAATACCTATAGGGCCTAACGGAGCGCCTGTAGTTGCTCCAAAAGCGGCTCCCGGAGCAGCCCCTTCCCCTGCTCTAAAGAACCTCTCATACCCTGGAAAATCAGCTTCTGTCTTTATTCCTAATGCTTTTGCGCCTGCTTCTATTTCAGATGGTTTTCCTGCAACCTGTCTTGCTATCTCTCCCGGCAACGCAGGAAGGGTAGCCACACCATAGCCTCCACGAGCAGCGCCAGCAGAAAAGGCCTGAGATGCCTTAGATAGGCTAAACGACCCTTGCTCTCTTTTGCTCAGTTCTTCTTCAAGTTCTTGTAAAGATGCCATTGTTTTCCCTTACTATTGTTGTTGACGGCGGCGAGTAATCTCAGCACGAAGTTCTTCATCAGTCATCTGAGATGGTGGTTTAATACCACCGCCTGGAGAAACAATATCAAGTTTTGGAGTAAACCCTTCAAAACTTCCTTTGTTTTTACGGAAATAATCCAAGGCTCTTGTGGACTCATTAAGTTGGTCTTTGTTAGCCTTAACAAGTGAATTAAGAATTGCACGAAGACCTTCTGGTGAACTAGAAGCATTTGGTAGAGACTCTAAGGCAAACTTAACGTCAGCGTTAGACGGGTTGTATCCAAACTGTTTAATAATACTTTGTAATAGATTTCGTGTTTCAATATTAAACTGTTCTGTGTTAGAGACTGCCTTTCTTGCTGCTGCTGTGCTAAACCCAAGAGTGTCTATCGCTTTTAAGAAACTTGTACGAGCTTCTGTAGCAGTTCCTCCAATAATACCTTGAGGAGAATCTAGTAGACTCTGCATTTTAGTCAATACTGGCAATGCTTTTGTTGCAGACTCTCTAGATAACCTATAACCTTTAGCGTCCTCTTTATCAATATCAAGGACATTTTCTTGCCCCCTAATATCAATCCTAGTACTTTGTCCTGGGCTTGCTAGTCTAAGCACTTCACGGGAATTAGCTAGAAGTTGGGTTTCTGCAGGCGTTAGGTTAGGTTTTCCAGCTAAATCTAGTACGTTTTGTCTAGCATTATCTAATATATTTTTATCTTTATCGTCTTTTGGAACACTAACAACCTCTGTTAATGAACCACCCGGACCTCGTTTGAATATCTTCTCTCCCGGCTTTCCAGTAACAAACTCATCCTTAGATGTAAGACTCTTAGCCGTAGCAAGTGCTTTGATACCAGCATCAGGAGCACCAGCAGCAAACAAGTCAGAAGCAACCTTTTGAAGCACCAGAGGATCGCCTAAGTTCTGTCCTTGGTAACTTTGAAGCACATCCTGTATAGTCTGTGCTTGTTGTAGTTGTGGGTTTCTAACTTCTGGAAAAAGACTTTGAGTAATTCCTTTGGAAGCAACATCACCAAACCGTAGGCCAGCTTGATACAAAGGAGCAAATACACCAAACTGACCGCCTTGCTGTGCAATCTGCTGGTTACGAAGTAAGTCCCGTTCCTCTTCTTCTTTTAACTGAGCAGCAAGTAACTGCTGAGGTGTCGGTCCAAATAATGAAGTAATAGCCATGTTTATTCCTTAATTAACCGTAGACATTAGGAGCAGTAAAGTTAACACCAGCATTTGCAGAATATGGATCATTAAATCCAGAAGGAACAGGAGAATAGCCAGCCCTAGTGTATGGATTATAAAGTTGATTAAACATTTGTTGCTGTTGTTGATTGCGGAGATAGTTCTGACCAGCACTAGAAATGTTTTGTGCCATTAATGACGGACCAACTAAGGAGCCTTGCAACTGAGTCTGTGCAGCGCCCATACCACCAGTTAATAAAGACTGACCAACATTAGCACCGGCAGTAGCTGTTCTTCCGCCCAACTGAGCACCTATATCCAAAGGCTGTTGTGCTGCCTGCTCAAGCAACTGAGACACACCAAACTGTTGCTGGAACGGAGCTAGTGCTTTAGTCTGTAGATCAATACCAGTGCCAAGTAATCCAGTACCAAAGCCAATTCTGTTTCTTGCTTCTTGTTCTGCCTGTGCAGCCAGTTGTAGGTCTTGTGTACGTCTTGCTCCAGCCAGTGCAGCTAGTTCAGGCTGACCCCCGCCACCAATATTAAGACCAGCACGACCACGAGCAAACACAGAAGCACCTAAACGCTGTTCTTCAGCAGCCCTCATTGGATCAAGAAGTGCGTACTGTTCTTGTAAATACTGCCTACGGGCTTGGTCTGGTGTCTGTGCAAGATACTGCTGACCTAGATTAAACAGTCCCTGTGAAGTTTGTGGTGCTGTTTCTGCTAGTCCAAGGCTAGTCCCATATAGACTTGCTAGTCTTTCCTGAAGTGCTTGTATCTCTGGAGATGCAGTATATCCAGCACTTTCAAGTCTACCCTCAGGACCGAAGCCAAACTGAGAAGTTCCAAATCTAGAAGTTATTCCTACTGGTCTGAATCTTTGTTCTTCAGCCGCTATTCTAGCTGCCTCTAACTGAGCATTAGCGGATGTTCTGGCTGCTTTTTCAGCAGACCTTCCAGCCATCGCAGACCCTAGTAACCCAGCACCGCCTACAATTGCAGCAGCTTCAATACCCATTTTTATCTCCAGATGTAAATATCATACTTATTTCCGTCAGTTCCTGTGGTTGAGTATAGATAAGAAAAATCAAACATCCTTAGGAATTTCTCATGTTTCTTATCTTCTGGGTCATGAAGAGCATATAACTCTTTACCATGAACGCTTGTTAATTTATTAAACCAACTCTTTAAATTCTGTTTTACTTCTTTAGACCACTTTACAAAGATGTCACAATGTATAAATAGAGAGCCATTTAAATCTTCTAAATACAACACAAACTGCTTGTTTTGTATTACTGGTACCTTCATCAGGCCTTCATAATGTATGCAAGTGCATAGTACGGTGGCAGGTTAGCGTTAGTGCCTGAAGAACCTGCCGAGGCAGTGGTGGTAGACACAGTAATGCCTGTAGTGTTAGAACCTGTATTATCTGTGTTAGCAGGCCCTGATTGACCACCAGCAATATAAATTGCGCCTCCGTTTGGACTACCAGCCCTAGTATTAGGAATAAGATGGGTATGTCCTGGGTCTGTTACTGTTGATGTAGCAGTGTGACTGTGGCTTACTACAATTGCATTAGCAGAGCCACCAGTGTCAGCAACGGCATAGGTAGAGCCTGCACCAACAACAAACCTATCTCGTAGGTCAGGGGTTCCGTTAGAACCGTTACAGAGATACCAACCAGACGGAATAGATGCTACAGATCCTGACCAGATGATGATACCGCCGCTTGGAAATGCCGCTGCTACTGCTGTAGAAACAAAAGCCGTAGTTGCCACCTGAGTTGTATTAGTGCCAGAAGAGGCCGTAGGCGCTGCTGGAGTGCCTGTAAAGGTAGGGCTATTGCTGTCTGCCTTGGACGATATAGCCGAGGCAATGGCAGTGTATTCTGCATCAATCTCGGTGCCTTTGATAACCTTTGCTGGATTGCCAGTGCTAAGGCTGTCTTTAGCTGCAAAGTTAGTTGCTTTCGTGTAATTGCTAATTTTTATTCTCCTTATTACTTTAACTTAAACAATGCCGCATCATACTGTTTTCCCTTGTGCGACATAAACATCGATTTTCTGAATAGAAAGAGGATCACCATTTAATTCTGCTTCTAAACCCAACTGTAGGACAGCCCCACTACCACCCGCATTGATCTGGAACTGGTCTAGGACCACACCATTGGAAAACTCAGCAATGTTGTATTCCCCGACATTATACTCGTAAACTACGCCGGTGTCAAGTAATTTCGTCTCACTATTGTAATTTTCTTTGTAGTCAAAGCCCCATTTGATGGCTACAGCGTCACCAGAACCGCCAATAACCACAAATCCTATCTTTTTAAGGACTTTTAAGGCTGTTGGGCTGCCAAAGTCAAAGTAATTGGTGTAGTACTGTAGCCGGTAGGTAGAGGCATTATCTAGGTGTCCAAAGTACTTACCAATATACCCAGGCTTTCCTAACAACAGTTCCTTGGCTTGGTTGACAAATAAGGCCTTTGGATCAAGGCTGTCCCATATAGTGACACGGGCAGAACCGTCCTGTAGAGCACCCCGCATATCAAAGCAGTAAGTAACCTTAGTTGCTGGCAAGGTAAGAAGGTAAAAGGCATCCCGGTCATAGTAGACAGACTTGATAGCACTGGCCGTCTCTGAGGCCACCGCAGCGATGAGGTCATCACGGACGTTCTTGGACATATCCCGCATAGGCAGGGACTTCTCTTGGATGACCCGCTGAAGGCTACGCACACCAGAGTCAGACAAAAAGACGATGTCTGTGCCGGTATTCTGCACAGAGTCCCTAGCAATACAGCCTACATTGGGGATAAAGTCTGCTAAGGCCAATGAAGTGACATCTATTGGGTTGCTATAAATAGCAATGTTGTTCCTACCAAAGATGATTAAAAAGCCGTTGTGGGCCGCTAGAGCGATAATCTGGTCATTGTTGGGGAACACAGAATTGATCGATAGAGAGCCTGAGTCACCGCCTTGGAAGTCAGAGCCGTCTAAGAGCCTGCTAAAGTACACAGTCTGCCTGTCACCAACAATGTCTGCCATCCATATACGACCATAGGCGGCTAAGGCACAGTTGGGCTTAAAATCTGACACAGAATAGCCTGTCGGCAGTGTACCAATGTCTCCTAACTGCTGAAAGCCAAAAGAGCCTGCATGGGAATGCGGATTAGCAATGGTGGTCACTGTGCTAGTCAGAGCATCAGAAACTGTGTATCCTGTACCGGCTGTAGAGACTGTTACAGTGGCTATACCAGTACCGCTAAGGGTTGCTACAGTCAATTTAGCATTAGAGCCTGTGCCGCCTGCTAAGGTCAGAATATCGCCTACATTGTATCCAGAGCCAGCAGCAGTGACCGTCACAGTCGCTATTGGACCAGTACCGCCACCACCGCTAATCGTAGTCACAGAGAAGGTAGCACCAGTGCCTGGAGTAGGCAGGTTGTGGAAGACCAGTACAGGGTGTCCTGTCTGTACCATGTAGGCATGGGAGATAGCATCAGAGCCATCGCCATAGGGCAGAGCCGCAGCTTGCCAGTTATTACCTGTTATTGTATAGGACACATCAGCGGTATTGGCCTGTGTTCTGACAGTCTTGGTGGTCATGGTTGTGGTGCCAGTAAACAGTTTATTGTTACCGGCACTGATGGTCTGGTTTCCACCAGCATCGATCATCTCAAATATAAACTCTACAGGGTTAGCAGCACCTAAGTCTGTGTTGACTGATGAGTTTACAGTTGTCCAGCCACGCCTTGCACCAATACGACCATACCTATCGATAACACAGTTCTGTGCCTTCAGAGCATACCCTGAAGACAGTTGAATACTGCTTTCTTGCGTGTTTAGGCCTAGAAAGCCCGGAGCAGCAATAGTAGCGGTCTGTATTCTTTTCATTAAATTGAACCCCAGATGAGTTCTTCAGGGTAACGATTAGCCTCAGCAGCTATGTGGTCTGACAGAGACTGGCGATAGAGTTCATAAGCCTCAACACTGTTAATTCCGTTGTCCTCACCACGCTCATTCAAAGCCTTGGCATAGGCTAGGAAGATCACAGGCTCTGCTGGAATCTTAATCTGTGTAGAAGAAGCGGTAAACTCTGCCTGTGGCTTGATGACGTTAAAGTAGATGTTATAGACACCATCAGGGATAGGATAGAGGTCTACCTGTGTATCTCCGTTGGAGTCTACGCCGTTAAAGTTATAACGGTCAGGAGCACCAACCAAGACTGTTCCGCTATTTAAGAACAACTCATCCATCTTCCTAGTTGTCTCATAGTTCAAGAACCAGTCAGACTCAGAGTTGATAACGTCAATGACCTTAAACCGCTGACCAATGCCGGTCAAGACATAGTTAAAGAGGTTAGCAGAGGTAGTCACCGTCAGTGTCTCTGACAAGGCATTCCAAGTATAGGAATCCTCAACCTGCCGTTTAGCATCGTTGATGAACCTACCGATAAGTTTAGAATAGGCGTTGTCAGTAACGGCAGTAACCTCTGGCTCACGCAAGCGAACCAAGGTTTCATTGACAAGTTCTAAGTAAGTTTTGTTGGCCATTTAACAGTCCCATTTCTTTAGTGCTAGAGCCTTCCTTGTTGGTCTGCCTTTGGAGTCCTTCATAGGGCCAGGAACACCACTCATACGGGCACAGAAAGACTTCCTACGAGCAGCCTTCTTAGGAGACTTTGCAGCCTCTTTAGCAGACACTGGAGGCTTCAGGTTAGCGCCTTCCTTGTTCTTAAAGTATGCCCTGCCTTTGGCATTTAAGCCACCTTCTGGGTTCTGATATACTTTTTTTACCATTATTTTTTCGCAGTCTTCTTAGCTTGTTTGAACGCCTTAGCTGTAGGAGCACCTTTGGAGCCGACCTTACGCATCTTCTCACCACTGCCTGCAGCTATCCGTTTACGTTTTGCATTGATATTGGCATAGAGTCCGGGCTTCATTTCTTAGCCTTTTTCTTTGCTTTCCGAGCCGTAGACAGAGCAATCGCAATAGCCTGCTTCTGTGGCTTCCCAGACTTCATCTCTTTACGAATGTTCTCAGAGACGGTCTTTTGTGAGTAACCCTTTTTAAGCGGCATTATTTCATCCTCTTTGCTTTTTTCTCTTTTGCTTCCATAGCCTTAGTCTCTTTGCCTTCGTGCATCTTCATGCCCTTAGCAGATTTGTAGCCTTCTTTCTTGGCATAGGATTCGGCGGCTTTTTTACCTTTAGCGGTATATGGGAACTTCTTCTTTCCGACCATTGGCATACTATTCTCCTTAGAATTGGAATTGGACTGCGGTTTCAGGGATAAACTCTACTGTTGCTATGTAGGTCACTGTCTGAGTTCCTGAGTTCTTTACACGAATCTCATCTCCCGCACTCAGCACTACCTCAGCATTGTTAAGCAGAACATAGTCACCAGCGCCTAAGTTTTTACCGCCAGTTACATAATATTCCGTGCTGGTTGAACTGTCATACCAGTAAACACTTGGGCTGTCTGTTCCAGTGATGCTAGCAACATACATAACCTGCCAAAGACCAGTATTCTTAGTAGGCACCGTCAACAGCGTTACTTTGGTGGAGTCAGTTCTGTTAGTAATAGCGGAAACTTTTCTACTCATCTTAACCTACTTTAAGAACTAAGCTGAGTAATAGAATTACGATGAAACCAGTAGTCCCAAGCAGGATCTGTTCTAATCTCTTTAGCCTAGCATTGATGCCTGCATAGCGTTCAGCGCAGACTGCTTCATGGGTATCAAGTTGTCCTTTAACTTGGTCTGTTGGTGACATCACTATCTCCACTTTGGTCCTTCCATCCAGGCTACCAGTGAGTGCCTGGTTCCTTTGGTTACGGGGTTTACCTTATGAACCACAAAGGAGGGAAACACTAAAACAGTTCCTTGTGTTCTTAGGTGCTCTTGTTTGGGGCTACCGAGATGTAACGGCTGCATCTCAAAGTCACCACCTTCATACTCTTCTGGGCTAGACAGTTGGCACACCAGAGATAACTTCCTGTGTACTTGTCTACCATCATCCCAGTTTACATCGTTATGCCAATTATAATAACCTTGGTCTTCTGCGTTGTACTCTGTAAACTGAATCTCGTTTAAGTGCCACAACTCAGATCCAAAGGCATTATGATTAGCAACATGAAACAGATTAGTTAGTTCATGGTACAGCCAACCAAGGTCTTTATTGTCTCTAGCGATCCACCTAACCTTACTTCTACGAACTTTGGTGTCTACGTTAGAGCCTTGGAAACCTACTATTGCATCCTGCGGTTCTATCTGTTTTGCCTGCTCTACTATGGTGCTACAAAGTTCTTTAGGATACCGCTGCTGCCACATCTGCCACATTGCATTCAAGGCAGAGTCCTTATAAAGTCCTGTGCCGCCTGCTCAGTCATCACATTACCTTCAGCGTCTTGCAGTTCTGCGCCAGCCGTGACTGCCTTCTTAAACTCTGCGTAGTCTGTGTTGGCGGGGTCGAAGGGGATGTTGGAATTGTCATTTAAGTTTACAATTCCACAAAACATATTTGAATATTGGTCTTTAATTTGTTTATACATTTTATAACTCGCTTGCGGCTTCCCAAGTAAATCGGGTGTAAGTATTTGCTGTTCCTGAAGTTACTGTAATAAAACCAACTTGTTTTGCTCCAATGTTTGTTGCTGATGCGCTGCGGTCTGTCCCGCCACTACCTACTTGCCCTGCCGTTGTAGACCCTTGCGCTCTTAAAGTAACTGTTGGCGCAGCCCTCATTGGAACTTGAAAAGGAAATCCGCTGCAATTTCCATCTCCCCAAGAAAGCAAATGAATAGCGTCAGAAGTTGATGTTGAAACTCCGGGTTGATTTCCAACATTAAAAGAGTTTTGATAATACCGTAAACAAAGTTGTAACTCACGCCCATAATCCCTGCGCTCAAACGGTGTAGCAACAGAGCCTACTTCGAACTGAACGCCTGTGATGTAGAAGGTTGCTCCGTTTGTGCCGACTACGGATGTTGCGCCTGTGGATGACCAAAATGTGGTGCTTCCCCAAGATCCAGCAGTTCCGCTTCTTGTTGAACCAGTACCTAAACTAAAACTAACATTAACTCCAATGCCATTAGTTACTAACCATGTTCCCGTAGTATCTCCAGCAATAGTTATTGACTTTTGTTCCCAAGTATTAGCTGACGAAATGGTGTAGCTATACGGATAAAATCTATCTGCCGCACTATTAAATATGGAACCACCAAATGCACCTGTTAAGCTTGAACGCACCCAAAAAGACAGGGTTACTGTTTTAGCATTAGCCGTTCCCCAACCTAAATCAGCAGTATTAAAACCTTCAATAGCTTGACGAAGTAAAAATAATTCAGTTGCACCAACAGTATATGCAGATGATGAAGTCACTCCTAAATAATCATTAAATCCTGTTGGTGGAGTTACAGCACCAGCATCTTGTTGAGCAGTTAGTTTTGATGCTTGAGAAAGCGAAAAAAACCATCTATCTAAAGTGTACCCTGCATTAGTAGGAGTAACACTCGCCCCAGCATTACGCTGGTCAATCCTCATGTCACCATTGATGATGCGGTTGCGGAAACCCTGCAAACTATCCGCAGTAGGGGTCATGCTATTTATAGTAGCGGTATTGCCACCACTAGCGTCTGTGACTGCGTTGACCTTCAAAGTACTCATTTTGGAAACCTCGTCTTGATCTCTGCCACCTTGGCTTGCCACTCCTCCATCGTAGCCTCACCACGCTGTGCTTTGAAGAACAACGGGTCTGCCTCGACTATGTAGGCACTACGGCGGTTCTCGGTAGCAATACGGGCTGGCTCTAGTGCGGTTAGCCTAGCCACCTCTGCGGTAATCTCTGCCTCTGTTGGCTGGGTCTGGTTAGTATCGAGCCACTCTAGGTCATCACCACGGAGAACCCACTCAGCATTGGGGCGCAGGGAGAGAATTGCTTGTGCTTTAATCATGCCGCAATCTCCATCAGGGTAATTGTGGAACCATTTAAAGAAGTTCCGTCATTTATAGTAACCGTTCCTGTTGCCGCTGCGTTATTCATTTGAATTTTATATGTTGTAGCGGATGTTGTTGCGGGCGAATCAAGATAATTTGTCCCATCACCGCCCCAACTACTTTGTACTGACCCCCCTGTAAAACCTGCTTGTGTAGCAAATAAAAATATAGTTGTTGAATCTCTTAAAAGTCTTAAACCCATATAAGTATTGTTGGCGCTTTTAGATAAACCACAACAATTTACAAGTACCAAAATCTTGCTTGAAGTGTTTGAAGGCGTAATGGTTGCAGTTAAACCCGTATCCGCAAAACTTGCAGTAGTGGAAGTTGTAAGAGTTCCATAAGTTGCGTTCACCACTTGCAACACATTTCCAGCACGATTTAATCTGTCGATGGTTCCCGTTGCGTCTGGGATAGTCAGCGTCCTGTTTGTGTTGCTATTGGGACTAGCAATCGTGAAGATTCCTGACCCAGATGGATTGCTCTCTAGTTTTATTGATGACATATCAGTTTCCTAACCGATTGGCTTCCAGTTGCGCCTGATATGCGGCAATGCACTCGGCAGTATGGACTGCGGCGCAGATAGCCTGTACCCGTGGCTCCTCGGCAGAGTAGTCCTGACCGGGCGATATGCAATGACGATGGTAAGTCTTGCTAATCTGCTTGCCATCTTCCGTGATAACCGTAGCCTCACGCACCTGAACGATGCCATTAGCAACTACTTCAATCTGGTCTACGCCTACTGTTTTTTCTAAAGACATTTTAATTCCTTTCCGTCTGCATCGTCCGAAGCAGATAAGTTAAACAAAATAAGTTACTATAAACCTAAGTCCTGTGCCGTTAGTAAAATCTGAATTGGTTAAATCTGTTGCAGCCCCAGCATTTGAAGTTTCAGATAAATCAATATTGGTAGAACCTGCATTAGTCCTCCCCATGGGGACAGCAGCAAATGTCATTGAATCAATATAACTGAAAGACAACCCTGCATAATTAGGCTCTCCGCTTGCTACTGTAAAAGGTAAACCTGTAATGTTAGCAACCCCTGTTGACGAACCTTTATTACTTAAAACCATTCGGCCAACACAAGTTACTTGCCTACCGACTTTAGTATAGGTTCCTGATGGGGATGAGTAAGTAACGCCAACAGAAGCACCGCCAAAAGAAACTCCGGGTGTCCAAGTCCCTTCCTCATAATCATCTAACGTGTTTGCATCAGACGATGCAGATGCCGTAGCAGGAAAAGATATACCTGAACCTGATGTTGCTGGAGTAGCATTACCCACGCCAATAGTTGTTGGGAACTTGGTACGCTGACCAGAATCTACTGTGACTGCGGTTGTGCCGCCCGTGGCAATCGTGACGGTATCAGTACCAAAAAAGAGACCCGTATTGGTATCCGTACCCTGTACCGCTGGCGTACTAGCAGAGCCGTCTACACCCGCTATGCCTGTTGTTCCGTTAATCGTAATAGCCATATTAGATAACCACCCATCTTGCGCCAGAGTTAATCGTCACAGTATAGCCAGAATCAACTGTTATAGGACCGATAGAACCAGCATTGTGTGTTCCAGTTATTGTAATGTTCTCTGCAATCGACTGAGCATTCCAGAAGATTGCTTTGTTAACAGCAGCACCCTCGAACTGACCACCAGTAGGAGTATCCCATGTAGTGTCATAGTCTGTTGCAGAGGCTTTCTTTAGATACTGTCCAGTAGTACCGCCAATTGCAACACCTGGACCAGCAGGACCAGTAGCCCCAGTCGGTCCAGTAGGCCCTGTTGGACCAGTAGGGCCGGTAGGTCCGGGTGAACCAGTCGGGCCAGGGGAGCCTGTAGGCCCTGTAGGACCAGTTGCGCCTGTTGGCCCTGTCGGTCCTGGAGATCCTGTCGGTCCAGTCGCACCAGTCGGTCCAGTTGGCCCAGTAGCACCCGTTGGGCCGGTAGGACCATCAGGTATGGTAAAGTCAAAGACTGCCGCAGAAGATGAACCACTGTTAGTTACAGATGCTGGACTACCCGCAGGCCCTGTAGTTGTGGTTCCTACAGCAATAGTAGCTGCTGTGCCAGTTGGGCCTGTAGGGCCTGTCGGGCCAGTTGCACCAGTCGGGCCTGTCGGACCGGGAGAGCCTGTTGGTCCAGTTGGTCCTGGTGAACCTGCTGGGCCAGTTGGTCCTGTCGGTCCTGTAGGGCCGTTAGCGCCAGTAGGACCAGTCGGGCCTGTAGGACCAGCGGGGCCTGTAGTGCCATCAGGAATACCAAAGGACAGCGAAACACTTGTAGAGTTATACGATACAGTCGGTGTAGAGCCAGCAGGCAACGAAGAAACTGCTACATCTAAGTCGCTAGTAAAGTCAATAGTGCTCTGAGCCGATACTGCCGCAGCAGCAGCACTAGCAGCAGCTTGGTTAGCATAAGTAAGTGCTAACTGCGCTGTGTTTGCTTGATCGGCTGTTGCATCGCCGGGACCACCGGGACCACGATATATCGCCATATCAGACGTACCAAGTAGGGATGTAACCACCAGCATCAGTAGACCATGCTTTGGTCAACGATGCATCTTCATAGACATTGATATAATCAATGCCTGCGACTTTACCTGTCAGACTAGCAAGAACATCTAAAAACATAGCACCACTGTTATCATAAGTGTTGTACTCTGCTGGGGCAGAACCTAGTTTCTTTGTGGGGATGTAATCAACCCATGCAGTGAGTCCAGAAACGCTGCCAAGTTTGTTAACCACAACTTTAGTGGTTCCATTGGCAGTTGCATAGGTAGTAGGGTAGCAACGAGGTATCATATTATTCCTCTATTTTGTTTTCTATAGCAACCTCAGCGAAGATGCTATAGAAAAGCCTCCTAAGAGGCGAAACCTTACGGTTTAGAATGCTGGACGGCCTACAACAAACTTTAGAGTTGTAGAAGCCAGATTTACTGCGCCAGCAGTGTTATTTAGAACAGTCAGGGTTACTGTGTTAGCAGCAGTTACTGCGCCACCGATAACGGTGTCTACAGTGTCTACGCCAGCAGAGATGCCCATAACGATGTCACCAAGAGCAACACCAGGAACTGTCACATCAGCAGATGCAAATGTACCAGAGCCGGTAGCAGCGTTGGCGAAATCGACAGTCTCAGAAACTGCCCACATCTCAGAGAACAAGCCCTGAAACTGGGAACGACCTTGATAAACAGCCATAATAATCTCCTTAAGTGGTTAGAAGGGGGTCAGCCTTGTGAGCCAACCCCCGATTGTTATTCCTGATTAGGCAGGAACAGCAAGAGCCACAGCGGAAGTATCACGCAACTCGCCAACACCGTAGAGCGTGTCAGCAGTCAACAGGGTACCGAGGTACTCTTGTTTGTACTGGGTCTGAACACGAACGCCAAGCTGGTCAACCAGAACAAATGCCTCTGGGTGTGCCAACAGAGCGATACGGGTAGTCGTTGTCGTTGCTGTATCAGCGTTGGTCGTTACAAAGACCTTAACGCCGTATACGTCACCAATCTGACCGTTACGGATGGTAGCGCCATCACCAACGAAAGCCTGCTCAGTAAAGCGAGCAAGACCCATCATGGTGTTGCGGGTCGAAGGAGGAACGATCAAGAAACGTCCGTCCATCGGAACATCGCTGTCATCCAAACGCTGGATTGCACGGCGAAGGCCAGCATCCGTCAAAGCCGTACCTACGTTGGTGCCGTCAACATAAAGCGTTGAGCCATCACCAGCAAGATATGCTTTGTTGTAAGCTGCTGTGCCAGAACCGGCTTGAGCACCACGACCAAGTTCGATCAACGATGTGTCGATACGGGTAGCAAGAGCGTAACCAGCGTCATCCGTGTAGAAACGGCGCAGTGAGGACAGAGCCTGAACTTCAGCAAAGTCTTCGATCAAACGGCTGTACTCATAGTGCTGGTTAATCGTGACAGTCTTCTCAGTGCCACTCTCAGCAATCAGAGTAACCTGCGAAGAAGCAG